CGACCAATATTACCGCCAACCATACTGCCCAACTCGCCAGCCGCTGCTTGTTGCATTCGTCTGGCAGCTTCTTTCTGGCTTGACGTATTAAAATCAGTGTTTCCTGCGGTTCCAAAGGGAGCCTCTTCACCTTCAAATGTCACGCCACCAAAGTCTGGCACAGTGGGAAACGTGCGTGTGCCTGTCTTGACTGGCGTTACAAACTCATACATTGGCATCGCGGCAGTGCCGTAAACGTCTTGAAGGCGCAAGCCTTGAGCAAGTTCTGGCGCGACCTGAGACTGCATTTGATAGACATCTACTGCCTCCATGCCGTCTTCTGCTGCTGGCAAAACACCTAAATTGCCATATGGGTCTGGGAGAGCAATTCCACGCTCATCTGTGAGCGCAATGCCATTTGCGTCATACTGAACTGCCATCAGGTTATCTCCAATAGTGAAGCCACAACGTGCAGCCTGTTGGCCGTTGCTGCCGTGACCTTAATGATTTCGTCCTCTTGAACAGTAAGAGGCTGGGTCAAAAGCTCTACCGTTGTATTAGCACCGATTGCCTTAACTTTAAACAAAGAAAATACAGCGGCTGATGCGTCTGTAATTGTGACCGTAATTGTATCCGCATTCCCACTGTCTTCGGACACTAGGATTGACTTAATCAAAGTGATGGTTGCGCTGGGCGCGGTGTACAGCGTTGTGGCATTTGTCGTTGTTAAATCGACCTTGGCATTTTTGTAATTATTAGCCATTAGCCCATAAACCACGCTGTAGCTTCGGCCTGATCAACGGCTGTCTGCAAACCCTGCGAGGCTGCAAAATATGTCGCCTGCTTTTCAAGCTCCAGAGTGTTTACCAATCGCCCCATATAACCCTGCTGATATTGCTGGGGAGGTGACGGCAGTCTTAATACTGCTAGTGGCGCTGCTTTGGTCATCTCATCCCCGCTATTTTTGTATCGATCCGAAGGTCACCAAGCCGCCATTCGTCTTGCGTACCTGTGCTTTCAAACTTCAAAGCAATTTGCCGACCCTTGACGCGAGTGCTGATTTTTTCTGTTGTAGACGTAATGTTAAACGGCCCTTTTACAGTCTCGCTGGCGTTGGGATATTTTCGTGTGTTCATGTATAGCGAGACGGTACTATTGGCCCCCATCGTTGCGTCAGGAATAATCCGATCCACCATGTAAAGGTTTTCGCCCTCTGCTGTGATTTCACGGGGCGCTGCCTCAATAAATGCAGTCATAGCTGCGCCATCGTTACTTGTCCCTGTCTCATGGTTGTACAAAAAGCCTTGAGGGCTAAATGCAAATGGTTTTTCGCGGGAGCCGAATGCATCGTTCCACACTGTTCTGTCCATTGATCCAATCGACCATACTTTTTCGTTGTAATTATAGGTCACATAACTGTCTGGCTCTGGATTAGTTGTCCCTGCTGTATTTTGGTCAGAGACATAGAACCACGTTACTTCGTTAAATTCGACATTATGACCAGCCACAGTTTTATCAAAAAATGATGTCTGCAATCTATCAAAGACAAAATGCTTTAATGGGCATGGTATTTCGTTAATTACACCATCGTATATATAGAACGATCTATTGCCCATCCAATATGTATTGCCGTCGATTGCAATCATAGAGTTTAAGCCAATTGCGCTAGTGCCAGTGCCAAGCAATCTAAACGAAAATATAAATGGGTCACCAACGAATGTCATGCCATAGATAGCCTCGTCGGTGCTTATTATAGTTTCTTCTCGCGTGTTAACCAAAGCAACAATTTTGGTTCCAACTTCAAGTCTTTGATCGCCAGCAGTGTTGAGTGCTGTTGGAGCAAATTTTGTAAAATCTTCTTGCGTAGACCAACGCACCAACATTGGGTCTAGTGTTCCAGAACTTCCGTCAGCGGCAACATACACACTAGCCCCAGCCGCGATAAAATGCCTATCGGGGAAACTAATTACAGTTGCCCGAACTTCCACAGGGACAGACGCTGCCCCTGCAAGGCTGGACAAAAGAACGGCTCTTGCTGTAATTAAGCCAGATGTATCCCAGTAATATATCCGTCCACTTCTGACATTGGCAATTAAATCTTCTCCCCAAATATTTAAACTCCATGAAGAGTTTTCAAGATTGACTTGAGACAGAGATAAAGCTCTTGGCGTGTTCCAGTCTGATTCGTTCCATCCACCAACGCCCCAACCCAGAGCGGGAGCAGCACTTTGTGTGCCTAATCCTTCTGCGGCACCAATAAGATATTTTATGTCTATTGTCGTACCGCCGCCTGTGGCTCCACTTGTTGCTGCATCAGGCGATTGTATTGAATAAGAATTGGCATCAATATAGGTTATTTGATACCCTGCCATTCTGTTGATTGTTTCGGCAGATATGCCGCCTGTGGCAGTGGCAGAATTTATTACAACCCAATCACCGTCTGAAGCTCCATGTGCATTGTCGGTTATAGTAATGGTTGTGCTGCCACTTGTTACAACCAAAGGATTGGAGAGATTGCTTGTGGTTTTCCGCAGCGGTGTGATGTCATAAATTGCGTTGTTTTGAATTATGTAAAGATGATTGTGTGTTCCGACAGCTATTCGATCTGTACCATCTACACCTCTCCAGAAAACCATTTTTCGGCCAATGCCAGTCAGCGTGGCTTCAGTAGATGTTGTTTCCCCATCCGAATCTAATGCGTAAAATACATCTTTTTCCCATCCACCAATTTTTTCTGGGTATCCGTTCACAAAACGAACAAGGTCACTGTCCACATAAAATGGGCCGTTTTTGCCAGCAGAATATTCTGTGGTATCTTTGACGATGCCAGCGTTGTATTTCAGCAATTGCAATGACATCTTATTCTCCGATCAGGGCAGCATAAGTCTTAGGGCCAACTATCCCGTCTTCAGTCAAGTCATTTCTTTTCTGCCAATCCATGACAGCCGTTTTGGTCATTAAGCCAAAGACGCCGTCAGCGTCCAGATTAAGCGCCTCCTGCACTTTTATGACCTCTGAGCCTCTAGAGCCAACCTTGAGCAGCACAGGGGCTGTCTGGGGCTTGTATGAGCCATCTAGTATCGACATTGCTCGGTGGTAATGATGCTCCCGATCAGAAAGGCCATTATAGCCGCCGTTGATCCGCTTGGTTGCGCCCTTGATGTCGCCGTTGTCGCAGTATTTATTTAGGCCGTTTGTGTTCCAGAACCAGCAGGCGCTTTCCAGTGCGCCGTCCTTGGTGCCTAAATATTCAATTGTCGCATCTTTGTCCCTGCCTATGGCCTCTGCGAATAAACAATAGTTGTGCGCCCCAGTAAGCTGGATGACGCCACGCCCTCTGTGCATCCATCCGTCTCCGCTAGATGTATCGCCATTACCCATACGATCAGCATAGACCACATTAGCGATACGCTCACTATCGCGGTGATACATCGCTGCGTCACGTCCTGCGTTTTTGAAGTATTTCGGGAATACTGCATTCAAGCCCTTTGCGGAGTAATTTAGATTTTCTTCTAGTACCGTAAAGTTCAAGCTCTCATGCCCACACTGGGCGATAAACATTGCAATGCGTTGGGGCGTGTTGATTTGGTACTTGGCAAGAATATCTTTGAGAGGCTGCTCCCAAGATTTCCAGTCTTTGTTGCCATGCAGTAGCTGCTCAATTTGCCCCGACGATAATATCATTTCTGTCCTGCGTATTTACTGATTGCCCGATTTCCGAACCAGAATGCTAAAACTGCGCTCATAAGCCCAGCCGTTTCTTGATCCCACATAAGCTCAACAGCCTCTGTCCACTCTCCACCAGACTGCCCGACCTTAACCATGATGACCACTTTGGTGGCTACGAACAATCCGAAAAAGGCATAAGTAATAACAGGACGAACACTACCCCTGAGAGCGTTGATAAAGCCTCCAGCGTCAATAGATCGGTCATGTTCGTACAGCCCCTTTGTTTCTTCGATGTCTGCCTTCTTGTCTAGCTCTACCAGCTTCATTTCAGACCGTTTTTGTGCAAGCTCTGTCTCGATTTGCATCATTTCAATGCGATGTTTTTGCTGCTGATTGGCCTTAAAGTAATCAAGCACTGACGGCAAAAACGATGATCCGAAGCCTAGCAGGCTTCCCAGAAGAGCCATCATGCTTTTTCCCCATTTATGAAGATGCCAAAACAGCCAGTGAGTGCGCCCATACAGACGCTAACCAAACCCGCTTGGGCATTTGTTACTTGGTCGGGAGGAATCGACATAAACCAGTGAACACTTTGATACGTCAATACCGTAACAGCCAGCATCATTATTCGCGGCAAAACTTTGAATTTATCAAACGTCTCTGGTGTCATAATTCTACCCCATTTTTGTTAGCACAGTCATCAGCATCACGATTATGGCCGCACTGGCACCGATCATAATTGCTTCTAAACGCTTTACCCTCGTAAACAACTCTTTGTGTTGTATGGTCACTTCTGTGCGTAGAGACGCAAAGGTGACGTTTAGATCATCAATTCTGCTATGTGCAGAGGACACTGTGCGCTTATCCATAAATAAATTCTGCCTTACAAAATAAAATTTCATCTACAATTTCTTCACCATTTTTTAAAGTTTCGTCTTCATCTTTTGCTGTTAGCAAACGAGTTGGAAATGTACTTTTTTGTATTTTTTTTATATTTTTTTTATTAATGTAATTATCAAATTCTTCACGATGCAAAGTTTTAACTTTTAACGCAGAGACTGGAAGATGATTATCACTGCCTTGACAGTAAAAAGAAAATTTCCTTGGGTCATCATCTGATAGGTCTTTGGGGTGGGACGTTAGCCTATTCGCTTGGCTGATGATAAATGCACTGTATTTCTTAATATCAGTTTCGACTGCAATAACAGAACAAGTATTGGAAAAATCTTTTTGAATTTTAGACACAGAAGATGAAGCCTCTTCTTGTGCTTTTGCCTCAGTATCAAAAACTTTTCCTTGCCAAGTGTAAGTGGTTGTTTTCGTCATGTCGTAGCCCCGTAAATTGTGCCGCTATTTGACAGTGTGTAAGTATTGCCGTTATCCTCAATGGCCTTGCCACCAGTACCTCCCGTTGTGCCTTGACCATTTGAGCCACCATTTGCGCCCCAGCCGCCTCCTCCTCCTGCACCATATCTGCCACCTGACGCGCCACCTTGGGTGCCTTGATTCCCAGCAGAGCCACCAGCACCACCGTATGGGTAGCCGCCATATCCCGGCGCATTTGAGCTTCCACTTCCCGGCAAAACCCATCCACCTTTAGCACCACTTCCCGGAGAAAGTGCTGTACTTCCTGCCCCGCCTCCAGCCCCGCCGCCTCGGCCACCCGAATAATAATAACCACTCCAATTGCCGTCAGGTGCGTTTGGGCTTGGATTCCCTAAGTCTGGACTGCTGGCGCTTGCGCTTCCACCGCCAGCGCCGCCTCCACCCGGCCCATTTGGGTTCCCTGTGCGACCACCACCGCCACCACCAGCAATATATGCGCCAGAGGCGTTTATTATTGTAACTCCAGAGCCAGTAATGTTAATAGCATTGCCGCCCGGCGATCCGCCAGCGGCTCCACCTCTTCCTACAATATTACCGTTGTTTTCTATTGTGGCACCGTCTACATCCACAGTTAAAGTGGAATAGGTTGTATTAGTTGACCATAGCCAAAAATTAGCGGGAATAATTAAAGTACCTCCATTGCCTATATAAGTAGAAGCTGATATTTGACTGCGATTTTGCAAGTTATTAATTAAAGTGTCAGTTGGAATCTCTACTGCGGGAGGCCCAGCAGAACTCCCAAAACCAAGAATATTAAAGCCAAAACCAGTCATGTTTACTCCTATGCATCATTCGCTGCATCAGTTGTGAATAACAATTTAACACCCAACAAGCGAGCATCTCCCGTCTGATCATCCGCGCTAGTATCACGGTTAATTTGGAAAAAACACATATCATTTGCGGCTGGGCTTCCCGCGATTGTCACAGCACCACTTTCTGCGCTAACCATCAAGTCATTTGACGTTCCAGAGAATGCAAGAGCAGTAGTCGCCACTTGAGTGCCAAATGCTGTGTTTATGGTGTCATCGTTGCTAACAGCGATACCTGCCAATTGCCAAGCCACTGTTCCTGTATTTGTGCCTGTCACAGTCCAGAAAGGCTGAAAGGTCACAGTTCCTTCGTTCCAAGACGCAGGCATGGCTATAGCAAACTGAGCAAAATCATCCGCATCAGCCGCAAAGTCTAAGACTTTTAAATCAGGTCGCAGAGCTGTTGTTTCCACTTGCTCTGGCCCTGCACACGGATTGGTCGTGCTTGGATACATAGCGACTGCTGGGACAAACATCGTCTCTTTGCCAGCAACTTTGACCGCTGCACCACCAGAGGTAATACTAGAGTTAAAAGCAGCCGCACCAGCAGCAGACATATCAAGTGTCAGAGCAGTAATTTCAGCACCACCATCATCACCTTTAAGCAAAATGTCTTTGTCTTGGACATTAGACTTAATGACAAGGTCGCTGGATGCGTTGGTTATGGTTCCAATTGATGTGCCATCATCTTTAAATATTACATCTGCCCCATCAGCATCAAGAACGATGTCACCAGCACTGTCCAACGTGATGGTTGTTCCCGTAGCAGTAAATGTGCCGTCAGCCGTGATTGATATGTTGGCTGCGGCTGCGGCTGCATCTGTTGTGGCGATTGCCAATGCACCATCTGCCGCGACAGTTAGTGTTGCCGTGTCGCCTGACGATCCAGTCATCGTAATGACTTTGCCATCTATCGCAACATCATCAATTGTTGCACCAGACATGACTGTTGTTCCAGCCAGATTTACGTCTGTCAAAAGATCATAAATTACTGCACCTGATCCTGCGCCATCTGTGGCGATCATTTTGACCTGACCAGCAAGCACTGCAACATTGGCTCCAGAGCCTTGAGTGAATGTCAGAGTATAGCTAGTTGCATTCTCAATCATCCAAACTTTTGAAACGGTGTTAGGTGCAAGTGTGACTGTGCAAGCCTGACCGCCACCTGTGCATTTGAGATAGAACCTTCGTTCATCACCCTTGGCACCATCTGGGACGGTGATCGTGTGTGTAGAGGCATTCGCAATAGCTTCAGTGCCGTAAGCAAATGCCTCTGCAATCATTTCCAAGTTAAGGTTCGTGACTGTTCCCCATGATCCCGACTGGTCACCAGTCGCCATCTCGTTGAGGCGTAAGTCGTTTACATAGGTTGAAGCCATTTTAGTCGATCCTTACAATTGCATTGTTTGCAGTTGCTGCTGGGAATACAATTTTAAAAGTACCACCAGAAACAGAAAAGTCACCGCCAAAATCAAGAATTGCGATTGCACCTCTTGAGTTTGAAGATGCATCGCCCAGCGTCTTGTTGTAGATCAATGCGCCACGGGCTGTGAATGTTGCGCTTGTCCATTCTGGGTCAGCCGCATCAAAAACACCGCTTGTGCTGTTTTCAGTTACCGCCTTGCTTGTCAATGCAATACCAGTAGTGGCGTATCCATTGCCGTTGGCAACTTCATTACTGGTTATATAACCATCCGTTGCCGCGCTCAGTGTCGCGCTGCTAGTATACAGCGCAATATAAATACTGTCGCTGTCGAGATGATGGTCGCCCAACAATACGTCTTTTTTAAAGAGCGTACTCATTGCTTGTGTGATAGCCATTATATGCCTCCATTGTATTCTGCTGCGTAGTCACGTTGCATCTCTTGTACTGTAAGTTGGACTGCTTCGTCAAACTGGGTTTTATACAGAGATAAAGTTTCTGGCGCTTTTAAAAACGCAGAAGCCTCGTACAGAGCCGCAGCAAGAAGAACTGTGGAGGCGTTAGTGTCAATCCAAGTATTTGGATTGGCATTACTTAGCCCCGTCTCAGGGGCGATAAAATCTACGCTATAGGCCAATGCCGCAGAGGGTGTTGGCGCTAATGTAATGACTGTCCCAGCCGTTCCTGCACTATCTGTGCTGTACATTCGTGGGGTGCCTTGCGTTGTTGCATTAGGCCAATAATCACGAATATAAGAATCTACTCTGTGGTCGAGATACGTGACAACATTTGTGTCTGTAATTGATACCTGTCGGATCATCCGCGCTGTTGGTATTGTATATGACGCTGTGCCTTGCACAAGATTAGCCGCAGCAGACGTTTGGCGAAAACATGGCATATTTGGCAGTCGCTGAAATACCATTTCTTCAGCCTGCGCTATTATTGTGTCAATTGATGCGACAAACTCTGTCGAGTCATCTTCCAAAAAATCTTGGATTTGGGCTTTGAGTGTTGTGTAACTCATTTATTTATCCTCAATTCCATGTTCCTTCGCCATAGCCACCTTGACCCCAAGTTGTGACAAGAACTGTTCCAACAGAACCAACAGCCCCTGCACCAGCAGAGCCAGATATTGGTGGCTGAATGTTTGCGTTCCAAACTCCAGAACCCCAAGTTCCATCACCCCAAGAACTTTCAATAAAGATGACTGTGCTGCCAACGCCGCCTGTGCCGTTTACACCAAATGGATGTGGTCTGCCAGCAATGTCTCCCCAAGTTCCATCGCCCCAAGTTCCAACGCTCCAGCCAAACTCTTCTTCTGGAACGGCACTTCCAACCGCTCCTGTCCCACTGACGCCAGTTTCAGCAATTGATAGCTCTGGTGTTTCTGATCCAACCGCCCCTGTGCCACTGACGCCAGTTTCTGTTATAATGGCATCCGCTTGGATGCTTTCATTACCAACGCCGCCTGTTCCAGACACGCCAACTTCAGCAATTTCTAGCTGGATTGCTTCAGCGCCAACGCCGCCTGTTCCGCTAACTCCAGTAGTTTCTTCAGTTCCTTCTTCGGTTATTGTACCAACACCGCCTGTGCCAGAAACTCCTGATAATGCTGCTGATGATATATCAATGTTTTCTGATCCAACCCCTCCAGAGCCAGAAACTCCATTTTGGCTTGGGAAGAGTTGAACAATTTCTGCACCAACGGCACCTGTGCCAGCAAGACCAGTAGAATTAAATATGGCTGGGAATGATGGCAGTCCAATTTCACCATCACCAGCAACTCCAGAAACGCCAGCTTGCAAATCAGCAATATATGTCGGATTGCCGATTGCACCCGTGCCACCAACTCCAGTTTCATTAATTGATATTTCAAGAGCTTCAACGCCAACCGCGCCCGTGCCACCACCACCAGAAACTCCGCTTGGGTGTGCGACAGGAATTTCAACACCAACACCACCGCTTCCAGCCACGCCAGATTGAGGTTTGGTTAATTCAAAGCTAGACGTTCCAACCCCGCCATTGCCAGCCAACCCAGAAACAGCTTCTGACATTTCTGGAGTTTCTGCACCGATTGCTCCTGTTCCAGAGACCCCAGTCGCATTTTCTGTGCCTTCTTCGGTTATGTTTCCAACCGCCCCTGCGCCACCAACGCCATCTTCTGCTATTGATAGTTGAATAGTTTCAGAGCCTACATCACCATTTCCAGATACACCATTTGGCGTTGGCATAACTGATGGGGTCTCGACCCCAACGTCTCCTGCGCCACCGCTTGCAGAAACACCTGTCACAAACGCCGCAGGGATTTCATCCCCAACACCACCAACGCCAGCCACTCCTGTTAGTGATGTATTTTCTAATTCTATGGAAACAGAAGCAAATGGTGGTGTGTTAGCCGTTCCCCCCATTCCACTATGTACCGAACAATAATAATAAAGTGTCGGTGCAGAATTTGCGACAACTATCTGGGTGTAAGCATTTGCCTGTCCCGGTGTCCCTGACGTTGTCACTCCTGTGGTGTATTCACTTCCCCCACCATGCGTTCCGTTTGGCGTGGTGCTGAATCTGAGCGGATGCCCAGAATTAGAAGATGCGCTCTGATCAAAATAATACGTTCTGCTTTCCATCAATTCCAGCGTGTCTTGTTGAACGCCAGCGATGAAGTATTTGTTTGCCCCACCAACATTTTGCACTGTCACTGCCAGCGTGACAACTTGGGCAGAATCAACAGCAACACCGCCAGTTCCAGAGATGCCACTTACAGCAGGATCAAGCTCTACTTCTTCTCCGCTAGAATTTCCTGTTCCCCCAACGCCAGTTGCGTTTATATTTGAATTAATTAATAAAGTTGAAAGTCCAGAAAACGCTGTGCCAGAAATTCCAACATTAGTTGTTAATCTGCGATCAGCAAATATGTCGTAATTAAATCCAATAAATATTTCTACATTTTCTGGGTCGTTGTCTGGCCGTGGATTAAACAGGGCCGTGGCATCAACAACATTTTTAGCAGGCGTTAACTGTGGGTTTTTTGGCTCCCAATCTTCTGGTGATACGCGCAGGCCGTCCCAAGTCGTTTTTAATTGCGTATAGGGAACCCGCAGGCCACTTCTATCGCTTATCGCTTGAGATTTTTTGCCCCGTGCGTATTTTGCCATTAATATAAATTCAGCGCAGTTGGCTGAACCCTCAGACTGACGCCATCATTGTCGGACGCCGCCGCAAACGTGAATGCCCTTTCGTAAATTTCGTTCAAGACTTGAAACCTGTCTGGAGCATTTTTCAGCGCCAGCTTGCTTGCTAACCCCGCGCAGATGCAGTCGCTCCAGCGGTATGGCACGTCAGCGTCTTGATTGCTGGCCGTGATGTCATCAAGCTGATTTACCGACCAGTATACCATGCTGTATGTGGTGACGTTTGGTATCTGCCAGATGTAAAGCAGGGGCGTGTATTGCTTGTCCAGCATATACTGTGACGGCTTGCCCAAAGATGTTTTGTTTGGCAGTTGATTGTAGTCGGCAATCGACACACGATTGATGATTTGGTCAGACGTGTCTGTGCCTGCGCTGTCCCGAATGACGGCGTCCATAATGTCTATAGTGCCAACAGGCAGCGTGTAGGGCGTTGTCTGGCCGTTTACCAGCGTCAGCGTCTGTTGCTTTACCGCCCAGTAATTGATGCCCCTGTTG